GTGGCGTACAACTAGGTGTATCAACTCGTGGTATGGGAAGTCTAGAGAATCGTAATGGAACCAACTATGTAAAAGATGATTTTATGTTAGCAACGGTTGACATTGTTCAAGATCCATCCGCCCCAGACGCTTTCGTTAATGGCATTATGGAGGGGGTCGACTGGATATGGAACAATGGTGTGATAGAAGCTCGAGACATTGAAAAGATTGAGACTGAAATTAAGAAAGCTCCGCGATCGAGATTGTATGAAGTGCAAACTCGTGAGTTTAAGAATTTCCTCTCGTTGCTTAAATAATAGAGGAGTCAAAACATGACTGATCAAAATTACGAACAGGATGTCGACCTCGATGAAGCAGCGGAAGTTGTGGACGAGGCTAAGGCACCAACTACAAAAGGTAAGGCACCAGAACCTAATCATACCGAAGACGATGGTATGACAAAGACTGATCCTAAAGCCCAAGCTAAAAAAGGCGCAGCCGGAACAAGTAAAGCCAAAAACGGTGATACTTCCGGTCAAGATCCAATGCAAAAACTAAATGCTGGATACGGATACAAAATGGAAAATATGACTAAGTTGGCTGCTTTGCCTGCTGATGTTATTAATACATTGTATCAAGAAGCATTTGGCGCTGACTTGGATCTAGATGAGTCCGATGAAGAATTAGTAGAGTATAACTTTGATGACGATCTGGAAGCTTTGGTTGAATCCGAAGCAACTCTTTCAGACGACTTTAAAGGTAAAGCTTCTACAATTTTTGAAGCTGCTGTTAATTCCAAACTTATGGAAAAAGCTGCAGATATGGAACTTGTCACTGCAACCCTTATCGCTGAAAAAGTCGAAGAGCTGGAAGAGCAATATAACTCTGAAATCTCTGAAGCTGTTGTCGAAGCACGTGAAGAGCTTGTCGAAAAAGTCGACGGTTATCTAAACTACGTTGTTGAAACATGGATGGAAGAAAATAGACTGGCTGTTGAAACTGGTCTTAGAACTGAAATCGCTGAAACATTCATGGGAAGTCTGAAAGACTTGTTCACTGAATCTTACATCGAAGTTCCAGAATCCAAAGTTGATCTTGTTGATGATCTTGCCGAGCAGGTAATTGCTCTGGAAGAAAAACTCAATGAGGAAACATCTACCATCATCGAAATGAGATCTGAAATGCAGAATCTTGAGCGTCATGCAATTATTGCAGAAGCTTCAAGAGATCTTGCTGGAACTCAAGCCGACAAACTAACTAAACTTGCAGAATCAATTGATTTTGAATCAGCCGATGCATTTTCTGCTAAAGTAGATACTCTCGTAGAATCTTACTTTTCAGATCAACCTCAAGTAGAAGTTGAAGCTTCTGCACCTCGCCAATCAATCACCGAAGCTTATGAGCTCGATGATGGTGAAGAAGTTGAAACAAGCGCACGGATGGATCAATATCTGACTGCAATCAGATCAAATAACTAAGGAGACAAATAAATGTCTAACGCATACAAATCACTCACTGAAAAGTGGGCACCGGTTCTGAATGAAGAATCAGCCGGAAATATCGGTGATAACTACAGACGTTCTGTAACTGCCGTAGTTCTCGAAAACCAAGAAAAAGCTTTACAAGAAGCTCGTTCTTCTCAGCAAGGTTACTTGACAGAAGATGCTCCAGGTAATAACGCTGGTTCGATCGACAAATGGGATCCAATCCTTATCTCGCTCGTACGTCGTGCAATGCCTAACATGATGGCATATGACGTCTGTGGTGTTCAGCCAATGACTGGTCCAACTGGCCTGATCTTTGCAATGAAATCACGTTTCAATGGCGGTGCAATTTCTAATGACGAAGCACTGTTTAACGAAGCAAATACCAAGTTCTCTGGTGATTCAGCCGGCACTGCAATGCCAACTGATGGTTCCGGTCTTGGTGGTCTTACAGATGCCAACTCTTCAGGTACTATCGATGATGAGCGTACAGCTGTCCAACCTCGCGGCGGCATGGATACTAACCACGGCGAAGGTCTTGGATCGTCAAATGGTATTGATCCAAACTCTGCATTCGGCGAAATGGGTTTCACCATTGAGAAAGCAACTGTATCAGCCAAAACACGTGCATTGAAAGCAGAATATTCGCTTGAACTCGCACAAGATCTGAAAGCTATCCACGGTCTGGACGCTGAAAGTGAATTGGCTAATATTCTTTCGACTGAAATCCTCGCGGAAATCAATCGTGAAGTTATCCGTACTATCAACAGCCAAGCTAAAACTGGTGCTGCTACTTCTCAGACAGCTGTCAATGGTATCTTCTCGTTGAAAGACGATGCTGATGGTCGTTGGAGTGTTGAAAAGTTCAAAGGTCTGATGGTTCAAATCGAGCGTGAAGCCAACACAATTGCAAAACAAACTCGTAGAGGTCGTGGTAACTTCATCATTACTTCTTCTGATGTTGCTTCCTGCTTGTCTGCTACTGGAATGTTGGATTATGCTCCAGCACTGAAAGATAGCCTGACAGTTGACGATACTGGTAATACTTTTGCTGGTGTTCTTAACGGTCGTACCAAAGTTTATATCGATCCGTATGCTACTGTGGATTATGTAAACGTTGGCTACAAAGGTACCAATGCTTATGATGCTGGCTTGTTCTATTGCCCATACGTACCGCTGACCATGGTCCGCGCCGTAGGTGAGAATGACTTCCAACCACGTATCGGGTTCAAAACTCGTTATGGCATGGTGTCAAACCCATTTGTTGGAAACGCTCCAGCAAGCGGTCTTGCTAATGCTAAGACTAACCAGTACTACAGAATCTTCCGCGTTGATCACATTCTTGACGCTGCATAAGATTAATCTTATATAAAAAGAGGGATTAACCCTCCAACTAAGCCCCACTTCGGTGGGGCTTTTTTTTATGTTTTTTTTGCCTTAAACCGCATTTAACTGTGTACATTGCTTTAAAACTATAGTATAAAGGTATTAACAAAGGAGACTACCAAATGAAACAGATCATCTCAAACTTAGAAAATGTTTTTACCGATCTTGATAAAAAATTCATCGCCGGCCAAATCGAATGGGCCTTAGGACGGAAAGTAGCTCTTAAAGAATGGCGCTTGGATAACATCCTTGGTTATCACTATGGCGCAAAAACAAACGAAGGTTTCAAAAATTGGGGTAAAGACGATTGGGGTTTCTACGAAGAAATGTTTCGGATTTGCGGTGGTAAAGGCCACTATAACACACTCATTCAAAATAACGATGCAGGAATTGCTCAGATATTTGAAAAGAACTGCAAAAGAACAATCGAAGCAAGAAATGCTAAAGTAGCTAAAAAGCTGGAAACATTCGGTGTCACAGAAGTTAAAGACTCAAATATTTCTAAAACCTCAGATGGTTTTCACGGAGTATTTAATGTAGAAACAGACAAAGGAAACAAGCGGATTGAAATCGATACAATCTTAGCTGGCGGATATAACATCCAATGCCTTCACCTTCGTACTCTAGTAAAAATGAAGAAATGATAAGGATATAATTATGTGGGAAGTTAGAGGACAATTTAATAAGCCACAATCTGAAGGTAACGATTCGCAGTTGGAATGGAGTGCAATACACTGCGAATCTCGTGAAGAGGCTGAGGATTGGTGGGAATGCAGATCTAAGGCAACTTTCGGTAATGGTGGAACGACTAGTGTTAGCACCATGTTTGATCCTGATGGTAAAGTTGTTAAAGTTATGTTCAAACAGTAGAACGTAAACGATATTATTGTATAATTGAGGGTCCTTTCTAGGGCCCTTTTTTTCGTATAAATACCAGTAACAAGGAGTTTAACATGGCAAAATTAACATCTAATATAAATTTTCTACAAAGTAATCAGTTTAAAATTATTATTGATAGAAAGCAGTATGCAAATATAGAGTTTTTTGCTCAATCTATTTCACATCCAGGTGTAGTATTTACTTCTCCGGCGATGGCATATAAACGAATTGCATCAATAGGATTACCAGGTGATACATTAACGCTTGATGAACTTCAAATGGAAATCATAGTAGATGAGGAAATGAAATCTTACACTGAAATGTATAATTGGATTAAACTTTTAACCGAGGATCGAAGCAACTTATCGTCTGATGTAGTCCCAATACCGCTCGTTAGTCATGAGGCAGATATACGTTTAATGATATTAAATAGTAGCAATCAGGTGGTGAAAACTATTCAATATATAGATTGTGTTCCAACTGGAATAGGAAATATAGCATTTGCATCTACATCCGGAGAACCTAGTATGGTTACTTTTAATGCATCATTTAGAACGGAATATTTTAACATAACATAAGATATACATATAGCTATATTATGGAGAACTGATTTGTTAACACTTGAAAACATACTTGAAGAATGGCAAAAAGACTGTCAAATAGACGAAAATAATTTAGACGTAAGCTCGATCGAGATTGCTAAACTTCATGCAAAATATCTAGAGATGTTGTCTATTACAAAACTCAAACTGAAAAAAACTGAGTTAAATCAAAAAATATTATTAAAAGAAAAATGGCTTTACTATAATGGTAAGTTAACCGAAGATGAACTCACTGAAAAAGGATGGGAATTTGATCCATTCCGCGGGATGAAAATTATGAAAGGTGACATGAATCGCTATTATGATTCAGATATAGATATACAACAAAGTGAAGAAAAAGTAATTTATTTTAAAACGACTGTTGAGACATTAGCAGAAATAGTTGATACATTACGTTGGAAGCACCAGACAATTAGCAATATTATAAAATGGAAGATGTTTCAAGCCGGTGGATAGAATTTTATTACAGAAGAAAAATGAATCGATGCTGCTTGTTGGCTGTGATAACGGAATTGCGATGGAGCTTAGTGAATTCTTTTCGTTCTTTGTTCCGGGTTACAAATACATGCCGTTATTCCGTAATAAGGTTTGGGATGGTAAGGTACGACTATTCAATCCTGCGAGCTATGAGCTACCGGTCGGTTTGTTATCTTATGTAAAAGAATTTGCTGATAAGCGTGGATATGTGGTTGAATACGAAGACGGGCCGTTTGGTCCACCTGAATCATTCAACAAGATAGACGTTAAAGATATTATGAGCTTTATAGAATCCTTAAAAATTCGCAGTAAAGGAAAGGCAATTGAAGTAAGAGATTACCAATTCAATGCTATATGTGAAAGCATTCGAAAGAAACGAGCAATCTTATTATCTCCTACAGGCTCAGGTAAATCGCTTATAATATATGTTTTGATGAGATGGTATATGGCTAACCATGAAGATAAGGTTTTAGTCATTGTTCCAACTACCTCTCTTGTTCAACAAATGATGTCTGATTTCGATGATTATTCATCTGAGGATGATAGCTTTTCAAAAGATGATTGTCATGCCATTTTCTCTGGTCAGGCTAAAATGAATATAGCTGAAGATGTTTTTATTAGTACTTGGCAATCGATATACAAATTACCTATGAATTGGTTTAGTCAATTCGGTGTAATATTCGGTGATGAAGTCCATGGATTTAAATCTAAATCTTTATCCAATATTATGAATAAAGCTAAGACAACAGCATATCGTTTCGGTACTACAGGAACTCTTGACGGAACTCAGACTCATAAGTTAGTTCTAGAAGGATTATTTGGTAAGGTGATGAAAGTCACTACAACTAAAGCATTACAAGATAAGGAGACTTTAGCAGCTCTTGATATCTTTATTTTAAGACTAGAACATGGAGAAGATGTCAGGCAATTAATAAGCGGATCTACATATCAACAAGAAATAAATTTTATAATCGGAAATGAGAAACGTAATCATTTTATAAGAAACCTAGCTCTCGACCAAAAAGGCAATTCATTAGTTTTGTTCCAGTTTGTAGAAAAACATGGTAAGATTTTATATGAATTAATACAGTCTAAGGCTGATATAAATAGAAAAGTATTCTTTGTTAGTGGTGCCACTGAAGCCACTGACAGAGAGGCTATAAGAAAAATAACAGAAAAACAAAAAGACGCGATTATCGTGGCTAGTCTGGGGACTTTTAGTACAGGAATTAATATACGCAATCTTCATAATATTGTTTTTGCTAGCCCCTCAAAGTCACAAATTAAAGTACTTCAAAGCATCGGACGAGGACTCAGAAAAAGCGACAACGGAGTAACTACTAAACTATATGACATATCTGACGACATACAATACAAATCTAAGAAAAACTATACACTTCTTCATTCAGAAGAAAGAATAAAGATTTACAAGAGAGAGCAGTTCAATTTCAAGTTATACAAAATAAAGGTTTAGGTCAATGATTACAGACAATGTCAAACAGATCAAGATGGTAAATGGTGATGAAATTATATGCGAAATATTAGAAGAACTCGAAGACGATTTAATTGTGAGATATTGTCTATTAATTGATAAGTTTAGAACTAAGAATACTGAAGAAGAATATACTACTACTTTATATGTACTTAAGCCTTGGATGACATATGTTGAACAAAATGATGAGGTAATTACTGTTAATGCTTATCATTGTATGGCTTTAGCTACTCCACATTCAGAGCTAATGAAGCAGTATGAAGTGGCTCTTTCTCGGATAATTGAGATGTCGCGTGAAGAAGAAAATGAAAAAGAAGACGAAAATAATGTCTTAGAGTTTGAAGCAGATAGCGGAGTTGAAAATGTTGTGACATTATCATTTAATAACACACCGAAGAATAAGCTTCACTGAGCTGGATACTACCCCCTGTTTAAAGAATACTCTTTATTATACCATGATTTGCATGGTATGTACACCCCCTATTTTCAATATTATGAAAATAATATCTATGTACAAAAGATTAAAAATATAGTATAATTATCAATATAAAGTGGAGATATAATCTATGGCCAAAAGTAAATCTAAAAATGTTCATTACGTCAATAATGCTGAATTTTCAATGTCAGTTGTCAAATACGTTCAAACGGTTGTTGAAGCAAAAAGTAATAGCACCACGCTACCAATTGTTCCGGATGATATAGCCATTTCTTTTTTGAAAATTGCTGAAAATCTTTCACATAAATCTAATTTTATTCGATACACATATCGTGAAGAAATGGTAATGGATGCAGTAGAAAATTGTCTGAAAGCAGTAGAAAATTATAACATTGATGCTAAGACTCGTTCTGGCAAACCAAACGCCTTTGCTTACTTTACTCAAATTATCTGGTTTGCTTTTCTTCGAAGAATTACAAAGGAAAAAAAGCAACAAGAAATTAAAGAAAAATATATGTTGCAGTCTGGTGTCGAAGCATTTATCACTTCTTCTGGTAGTGAAGAAGCGACTCAAGTAGCTACTCATTTTGTTGACACTTTAAAAGATAGGATTAATAAAGTTAAAGAGTATGATACTGAACTTAAGGCTTATACCAAGGCTAATAAGACACCAAGGAAAAGAGCCAGGAATGTCGATTCGGATCTACAAGATTTCTTAAAATGAGCCAGATACAGGAAAGAATTAAGCTTCATATGGATGCTATTCAAGGCATCATGGAGTCTCCTGGACAAGACCACTTAATAGAAGGTAAAACGGACTTACTAAACCAAATGGCTAAAGTTAGTTTATTTGCTGTGCATATGAACGATGAAGACAAAGATTACTATCAAGCAGTACAATACACTCTTGAAGAAAAATCAGATTGGAATGTTAAAAAATGAAAATAGCAGTCTTGAATGATACTCATTGTGGTATCAGAAATAGCTCAGACATATTCCTAGATAACGCAAATACCTTCTACGATAAAACATTCTTCCCTTATTGTGAAGAACATAATATCAAACAAATAGTTCACCTTGGTGATTATTACGATCATCGTAAGTTCGTCAATTTTAAAGCTCTTAATTCAAATAGAAAACACTTTCTTAATCGATTAAGGGATCTCGGCATTGCTATGGATATAATGCCTGGCAATCACGATACTTATTATAAAAATACAAACGATCTAAATTCTTTAAAGGAATTACTTGGTCACTTTATGAATGAAATTCATATCATAATGAAGCCAACCGTGATGGAATACGGATCGTTAAAACTAGCAATGTTGCCTTGGATCACTCAAGAAAATCATGATGAATCAATAAATTTTGTCAAAAATTGTAAGGCCGATTGGCTCGGCGGTCACTTAGAACTGTCAGGTTTTAATTTAATGGCTGGTGTGATCAATCAACACGGTATGGATCACACTATTTTTAATCGCTTTGAAAAGGTTCTATCAGGTCATTTTCACACGAAGTCTCAGAGAGACAACGTGATGTATCTTGGCTCACAAATGGAATTCTTTTGGAATGATGCTCACGATAAAAAATATTTTCATGTAATAGACACCGAGACACGTGAAATAGAGGCTGTACGTAATCCGCATACAGTATATGAGCGGATCATATATGATGATAGTGACTATAACTATTTAGATATGAATCTTGATCATTTAGATCATAAGTTTGTCAAAATAGTTGTAAAAAATAAAAAAGATCTATTTACATTTGATCGATTTGTTGATAGAATACAGAATAGGAAGATACACGAGCTAAAAATTGCTGAGAACTTTGATGAGTTTATAGGCGAGAATGTAGAAGATGAAAGCATCTCACTTGAAGATACTTCTGCATTATTAGATAGCTATGTTGAATCTGTTGACACTGAACTAGATAAAGATCGTATAAAGGTTGATATGAGAAAACTTTTGACTGAAGCACAGGCACTTGAAATAGTATGATTATATTTAAAAACTTACGTTGGAAAAATTTCTTATCTACTGGTGATAAGTGGACTGAAATTAATTTAAATAAGATATCATCAACATTAATTGTTGGTCAGAATGGCTCTGGCAAATCAACTATGCTTGATGCTTTATCTTTTGCTTTATTTGGAAAGCCTCATCGTAATATTAATAAACCACAATTAGTGAATACTATTAATAATCGTGATTGCATTGTTGAGGTAAATTTCACTATAGGAAAGTATGAATATAAGGTTGTCCGTGGTATCAAGCCGCAGATATTTGAGATCTGGAGAAACGATTCTTTATTAAATCAGTCATCCCACGCGAAAGAATACCAAAAAATACTTGAGCAAAATCTTCTTAAATTAAATCATAAATCCTTTCATCAGATTGTTGTATTAGGCAGCAGTTCGTTTATTCCATTTATGCAACTACCGGCTCAACATCGTAGAGATGTGATTGAAGACTTACTTGATATTAACATATTTTCAAAGATGAATATACTTATTAAAGAAAAGAATAGCGCAGTAAGAGAAAAACTAAAAGATCTTAACTATGACTTGGATATTGTAAAAAATAAAATAGAATCTCAGAAAAAATATATTAGAGATATAACTCAAATTAATACGGACGAGATCAATGATAAGAAAGATAAAATTAACGAAGTACAAGAGATCATCACGGGACTACAATTATCTAATTCCGAACTTAGCACTTTTATTGAAAAAAATGCCGAAGCCTGCTCCGCCGCGCTTAAGGCAGCCAATAATAAAAAACAAATCGTTTTGTCAGATAAGGCTACAACATCATCTTCCATTAAAAATGTCGTCGTCGCGTCGAAATTTTACAAAGAGAACGACAACTGTCCTACCTGTACACAAACAATTGAACCAAGTTTTAAGCAGGGGAAGGTGGATAGCCTCAAAACTGAAGCGCTCTCGCTTAAGCAAACGATGGATACATTACAGAAACAGGCAGAGGAGATTACCGAAAATTTAGATAAGTGGACAAAAGCACACGAAGAAATAAGAAAAAAACAATCTGATGTTCATTCTAATAATAAGAACATTGAGATATATCAAGATCAGATTACTGGCTACAATTCTGGTATTGCCAGATTAACTTCAAGAGAAGGCGATCTTTCTACTGCTAATTCTGATTTACTTGATATGCGCACTCAGCATGATGAATATATGGAATCACGCTTTCAGCTGAATGAACAATATTCTTATAATAGTGTTATGAGTGAAATGCTTAAAGATACAGGAATTAAGACAAAGGTTATCAAACAATATATTCCTGTTATTAACAAACTTGTCAATCAATATCTTCAGGTTCTAGATTTCTTTGTTCACTTTAATCTAGATGAAAGTTTCCAAGAAACTATTAGATCACGCCATCGTGATGCATTTTCATATGATTCGTTTTCTGAAGGTGAGAAGCAACGTATTGATCTAGCATTATTGTTTACTTGGAGAATGATTGCTAAGATGAAGAACTCGGTGGCTACTAATCTTTTGATTCTTGATGAAACATTTGATAGCTCACTTGATCACGATGGGGTAGACAATCTAATGAAGATTCTTCACACACTAGATGATGACACTAATGTCTTCGTCATCTCTCATAAGGGTGAGATCCTTGATGGAAAATTCAAAGAAAAACTTGAATTCTATAAAGATAAAAACTTTAGCAAGGTTAAATAAATTTGTGTACAACATCGATATACTATGATATAATATACTTAATTGAAACATGGAGAAATATATAATGGAACTGACTGAAAATACTCTGCAAATTCTTAAGAATTTTTCAGCAATTAACTCTAACATTGTCATTAAAGAAGGTTATACTCTGCAAACAATTGCTGAGGCTAAAAATCTTTTGGCTAAAGCTGAGGTTGTAGAAAACTTTCCACAGGATTTTGGTATCTATGATTTGAGTGAATTTCTAGGCGTACTTAATTTAGTTGATTCACCCCAGCTAGAATTCCATGAAGAGTATGTAACGATTGCGGACTCAAGTGGTAGGTCTAAAATTAAATATAGGTTTGCAGATCCAGAGATGCTAACCACTGTGTCTAAAGAAGTAAAAATGCCAGCACACGACATTAGCTTTACTTTAGACAATACTACACTAGGTCGTATTAAAAGAGCTGCTTCAGCACTAGGCCATAATGAACTAGTCATCGAGCCTGACGGTGACGGATCAGCGAGTTTAACAGTTACTACTGTTGAAAACTCAACTGCAAATACATATTCTATCACCGTACCAGTTGAGTCTAACCAGAGTATATATAAACTTGTGTTTAATATTTCTAATATTAAAGTCTTAGCCGGAGATTACAATGTCGAAATTTCGTCAAAACTAATTTCTAAATTTACTAACTCAGCAAATTCAATAAATTATTGGATTGCACTTGAAAAAACATCAACTTACGGAGAATAAAATAATATGGCCGACCATAAAAAAGCTTACGATCTAATGAACCAAGTATCACGATCGTCTATTGCAATTATCGATACTATCACTCAACGTGGTGGTTTTCGTGGTGAGGAACTTTCAACGATTGGTCAATTGCGAGATCAGTGTGCTCAAGCAGTACAGGTAGTTGAATCATTTAAACAAGATGCAGCAGAAGACGAAGAAGAAGAGTAAACACCTATAAGGATAGACTATATAATGAATCTCGATAATGAATTTCTGTGGGTCGAAAAATATCGTCCACAAACTATTGAAAATACTATCCTACCAGCCGATTTAAAAGCAAACTTTGAAAATATTATCAAGACCGGCGAACTCCCGAATATGTTATTCTCGGGTACCGCCGGTCTCGGTAAGACAACAGTTGCTAAGGCTCTATGTAATTCTTTAGAACTGGATTACATACTAGTGAATGGTTCTGAAGAAGGAAACATTGATACACTACGCGGTAAAATTAAACAATTTGCCTCTTCAATATCGTTACAAGGTGGCTACAAAGTAGTCATTTTGGATGAGGCTGATTACCTTAATGCACAATCTACACAACCAGCTCTTCGTGGTTTTATCGAAGAGTTCTCTAATAATTGTAGATTTATTCTAACGTGTAACTTTAAAAATCGTATCATTGAGCCACTTCATTCTCGTTGTGGTGTATACGAATTTAATACTTCAAAAAAAGATCTCGCTGCTCTCGCTGCTTCATTCTATAAGCGGGCACGTAATATTCTTGAACAAGAAAATGTTACATATGAACATCAAGATCTAGTTGACCTTATTATGAAACATGCTCCTGATTGGAGGAGGGTCTTAAATGAACTCCAAAGACGATCTGTGGATGGTGTACTTAGTAGCGGCGGTTCTTCTAGTTCTGCTGGTACTGAAATTGATATACTCCTGAAGCATATTAAAGAAAAAGACTTTAAGAAAATGCGAGGGTGGGTTGTTAATAATATCGACACTGATGCTTCAGCTATTTTTCGTGGGATTTATGATCGTATGAATAACCATATGAAACCATCATCTGTTCCACAAGTTGTTCTTATTCTTGCTGATTATCAATATAAACAAGCTTTCGTTGCTGACCATGAATTGAACGTGGTGGCGTGTATGACAGAGCTTATGGCTAACGTGGAGTTCCAATAATGGACAATTCAGTTGTATACGATTTCGAAACCTTATCACAAGATCCAGTTAAAGGCGTAGTCATTTCATTTGCTATGCTTTCATTTGATGAATCTCGCTTCATCGATAAACCATACACATACGAAGAATTGTTAAATAATTGCCATATGATTAAGTTTTTAGTAGACGAACAAGTAAAAGAATATGGCCGGTCAGTACAACAAAGCACTATCGACTGGTGGAAAAACCAACCAAAAGAAGCTCAGTATCAATTGAAGCCATCTGAAGATGATGTGTCTATTACTGAACTGTATGACTTCTTTGTTGAGAATAGACCGGATGATCTTAAAAAAGTATACACTCGAGGCAATACTTTTGATCCAGTTTTCTTTGACTTTTTAATGGCTGATACTGATCAAGTCACTCCGTATCCTTGGTGGATCGTACGTGATACGCGTTCTCTTATTGATGGTATGGCATGGGGTTCTGGTCTTAATAATAAATTTATGCCGCCTTCTGTAGCTGATAAATTTATCCATCATGATCCTAAACACGATATTGCAGTGGACGTTATGAGAATTCAAACAGTTGCTCAATCACTATGAGTCCCTTTGATTATCTGAATAGTATCAATACTTCAAAGAAAGACATCATGACCGATGATCTAGATGAGAAGGCATATCCAGCCTTTATGATTAATCGTAGTCTTTCTTATTTTAATGATACTGTTCTGATGGCTAATGAGATGAATCTTAATCATCATCTCGATAGCCGTCTTCAATATGATTTCCATCGATCAATTGTTAGATCTCGTAAGCGGTTTTCTAAATGGACAAAGGAAGATAAGTCAAAGGATATTGATGCCATTAAAGAATACTATGGATATTCAAAAGAAAAAGCTTATCAAGTACTTCCACTTATTAACAAAGAGCATCTTGACAAAATTCATTCAGCAATTAATAAAGGCGGTAAGAAACGCTAAAAATTTAATTGATATAAATATAACTATCATGAGTACATTATCGTGAATAGAATATATTAAAAAGTGAGTTGAAAAAATGAATGAAGAAGCTACTTTAGTAGACTGGTCTCCCGATTCAATGTTGGAGATTACTCTTAACGATCCAGATGATTTTCTAAAAGTTAGAGAAACTCTTACACGCATTGGCGTGGCATCCCGAAAAGAAAAGAAACTATTCCAATCTTGCCATATTTTACATAAGCAAGGTCGTTACTTTATTGTACACTTTAAGGAGTTGTTTTTACTTGACGGTAAAAAATCCACATTAGAAGAAAGTGATGTTGCCAGACGTAACACTATTGCAACGTTAATTTCTGATTGGGGTCTAATAACTATTGATAAACCTGACCGCGCTCTACCGGCTGCTCCTTTAAGACAAATTAAAATAATTTCTTTTAAGGATAAAACTCAATGGGAATTATGTCCAAAATATAATATTGGCAGAAAATAATTAACTATTTACAATCTTTGTAAAATGTGTTATTATATATACTAATAGAGGCAATCCGTAGGGATTGTCCAAAATACGGCGGGATGCAGACTAGTCTGGTCCCAGAACATTCTTGCTTGGAAAAGGAGAAACCAAAATGACAGGCATTCAAACACTATTTCCCCGTTCATCTTTTGTGGGATTCGATCATTTGTTTAACGAAATGGAGTATACCGTTCGTCATGCATCTGACCATTATCCACCTCATAATATCATTAGATCTAGCGAATATGAGTATCTTATCGAACTCGCTGTTGCTGGATTTGCTGAAAATGAGTTATCAATTGAAGTCAAAGACCGTACTCTAACGGTTGTAGGAGAACACGTAAGTAAAGGAAGAGACTTTATTCATCGCGGTATTAGTACCAAGAAGTTTAAACGTACTTTTCGATTGTCTGAGCACGTTCGAGTAAACGGAGCTGACATCCAAGATGGCATACTTGCAATTGAGTTGAAGTATGAAATCCCGGATGAGATGCGTCCTCGTAAAATTTCAATTGGAAAAAACGAGGAATCTACCAATGCAACACATACTGACAAGTCACAATTACTTAACGAAGGCAATTAGTTCATTTTTTGAACTCGCAGTCGAATCACTTTCTAGCCTAGGGGAATCATTTATTAGATCACGTCAAGTGCAAGCAAATAAACAGATTGCCACCATGGTCAGACATGAATATCCAGATATGACTCTAATCGCGATTGAGGATATGTTAAATAGACAGACTATGCGTCTAGATATATTACCAAAAGGAGATTCATAATGATAGCGTTCTTTATGAAGCTTTTTAATAAAGTAAAGCCTAAAAGCGAAATAGAATATCGTGACGAATGGTTCGCTGGTTCTCATAATATTGCTGAACTAGAAAGGCGTATGAGAGTATGGGAGAATCATAACCTTAAAGGTTGGGGATGATTTTATACTTAATAATTATGAACTATAAAAGAGTACTGCAAATTTTTAATTACTATTTGCCTAGACACTAAAAAAAGGGGCAGCTATGCCCCTTTTTGCAATTACATATAATGGAGAAATAAATGAGACAGTATATCTATGATACGTGGAATAGCGTTATGAACGCTGAAATAAATCCATTAAAAAACATCCCAAATTTACAAGTTAGGCATCTAATAATGCAAATCCTTGCATGGATGTGGGTCTCTGTATGTTCCATGTATATGGGAAGTATTGCATTTTGGGGAATTAATGCAATAGCTCATACGTTTTTACTTGGCGCTATTGTAATTACAGTCGGTACTTTTGAAACAGCAAAGCGTAATCCTAAAGTTTTTACTAGGATTGACGGATACAATGGCCGCCAGAAAAATGGCGAGCACAATTAAAAGGTTTACATTACTTCTATATTATGTTATAATTGCTTCTAATAGCGGAGGAATACCTTGAGTAATTTTTATACATCCATCAATCGCCATAAAGGCGAAATTCTGTATCGTGGCTATACTACTAATGGCACTCGGATCGAGAAACGTGAAAAATTCGGTCCAACATTTTATTTGCCATCAAAGGATCCATCTAAATTCCGGTCCCTTGATGGTAATTATTTAAATTCATATCAATTTGACACCATGTATCAGGGTAAAGAATTCCTAGATACATACAAAGATATGGAAGGCGTGAAAGTTTATGGAACTAAGAATTACGTCCATCAATATATCACCGATACTTTTCCAGATGATATAAAATTTAATCAAAATCATATCAATATAGTTAATTTTGATATTGAAGTTGCATCAGATGATGGATTTCCCAGCCCAGACGAAGCATTACATCCAGTCATTTCAATAGCTTTAAAATCCAGTAAATCATCCATATATCAGGTTTGGGGTCTAGACGAATACGATCCGGCTAAGACTGAATTAGATATGGCGGGTGATCATATTAAGTATCACAAATGCGATACTGAGACTGAGCTACTAGTTTCATTTATAAACTATTGGACCAAAAATTATCCAGACGTTATTACTGGATGGTATATTAGACAATTTGATATACCGTATCTTGTCAATAGGATCTGCCGTCTAGCTGGTGAAATACCTGGTCAAGATGATCAAATCAAATGTAAACCCGCTAGACGGCTTTCCCCATGGAATAGCATTGGCACAGGAGCTTCTCGAGGTGTAAAGAGCGCCAAATTCGGCTATGAATTAGAAGGCATTCAAATTGCTGACTATATTGAACTGTTTAAAAAGTTCGGTTATTCATATGGTCCACAAGAGTCTTATAAGCTAGATCATATTGCTTACACTGTCCTTGGTGAAAATAAATTATCATATGAAGAGCATGGCAATCTCCACAGCCTGTATAAAGCAGATCACCAAAAATTCATTGATTATAATATTAAAGACGTTCAGCTTGTTGATCGCATCGATAAAAAGATGGGATTAATTAACTTAGTTTTGACCATGGCTTATAAAGGCGGCGTTAACGTAAGTGATACCTTTGGCACCACCGCTATATGGGAATCAATCCTCTATCGCAGACTTCTCAAAAACGGTGTTGTACCACCGGTCGAACAGATTTCTCAGTGTATGTATGGCTTAGTTGGTAATCCAGACAACCAAACTTATGACGCAAACGGTTCGAAAGAAGCTCAACGCACAATTGCCGGTGGATATGTTAAACCACCGAAGCCAGGTGCTTATGATTGGGTAGTCTCATTCGACTTAAATTCACTATACCCAAACATTATTGTCCAGTCTAATATTTCACCAGAGACTATTATCAAAGATAAGACGTGGAATCATTTTACTCAAGGTGTCAATCACTATTTAAATATCGATGATATTCAGACTGATGATTACTCAGTTTGCGCTAGTGGTGTTCCGTTTAGTAAAAATAAACAAGGTATTATTCCGGAATTAATTGTTGAATATTATGCTGAACGTAGCGTAATCAAACAAAAAATGTTGAAAGTAAAACAAGAGTACGAGCAAACAAAAAATACAGCTCTTGAGTCTGAAATCAATCAACTTGAAAACAATCAAATGGCTATTAAGATTCTACTTAATTCTTTGTATGGCGCCATGGCAAATAAGTATTTTAAATATTTTGACAATGCTCTTGCCGAAAGCGTAACTCTTACTGGTCAGCTCTCGATCAAATGGGCTGAACGGGCTATCAATGCAGAAATGAACAAAATACTCAAAACTAAAGGGAAAGATTATGTTATTGCTATTGACACTGACTCAGTCTATATTCATTTTGGTCCTCTTGTTGATCAACTGGCGCCAAAAGATCCTGTTGCAGCATTGGACAAAATTTGTAAGACACACTTCGAGCCAATGATCGCAGCTGCTTATGATAAGTTATTTCATAAGCTAAACGCTTATACTCCACGTATGGAAATGGGTAGAGAAGTTATAGCTGATCGTGGTATCTGGACAGCAAAGAAAAGATATATTCTAAACGTACACAATAATGAAGGTGTACAATACGCTGAACCAAAGCTTAAGATTATGGGTATTGAAGCTATCAAGTCTAGCACTCCTGAAGTGGTCCGTGATAAATTTAAAGAGATATTTAAGGTTATTATCAAAGGTAACGAATTAAGTACTCGTAAGTTTATTAACGATTTTAAACAAGAATTTAAATCATTACCGGCTGAAAAAGTTTCTTTCCCGCGTGGTGTATCTGAACTTGACAAATGGAAAGATCGGCGTAATATCTATAAAAAAGGCACACCCATACACGTACGTGGCGCCTTGTTATATAATAATCAAATCAAAGAAAAATCACTCGACAAGAAACACGACATGATTCAGAAAGGCGAAAAGATTAAGTTTACTTATCTTAAAGTGCCTAATCCTATCAGAGAGAATGTGATTTCATTTCCTGATTACCTACCAGATTCGTTGCAACTAAACAAATATATAGATTATGACAAACAGTTCGAAAAAACATTTCTTGAACCACTTGAGCCAATTTTAGACGCTGTAGGGTGGTCAGTAACTGAACAAGCAACGTTAGAGGATTTCTTTGAATGACTAATATCAATATCACTACCGAGCCTACCGGAAGAAGTCCGGAGAACAAATACTTCTTTGGTGACGCTACAAGCGAGTTATGCACTAAAAGACCTAAGTATTGCAAAACCGGCGACCCTCTCGAATATCACCAATTTGCTTCAAGAATGAAACCCACTTATGTAAATTCAGTCGACTATGAGTTTTCGTTATGTTTTGAAACTTGTGGCATTCGTTTTCATGTTTATACTAATGATAATAGACATGAACAGTTTGTTAGAAATATGTTTACTGTAAAAGACAGCGGCTTTGACGGTGACGTTGATTGGACAATTTATCATAATACTGCTATAATGATGCCAGAGCCTCGGATCTTTGTTCACCTTGATAAAAAAGAAATGCTTATTGCTGGAACTACGTTTTTAGGTGAGATTAAAAAGGGTGTGTTTGGTATTGTTAGTTTTCAATTGCCAAAACATGGTGTGTTACCTATGCACTGTAGCGCTTTTACGTATAATAAAACTACTAATCTTATGTTTGGTTTAAGTGGCACTGGTAAGACAACATTGAGTAGTGATCCAGATTTTCGTTTAATTGGAGATGATGAGATTGCTTGGAAGCAAGATGGATTACACATGATTGAAACCGGATGTTACGCTAAAAGCGAAGGTCTATCAGAAGGAACACATAAGACTATTTACGATGCAATAGCGCGTGCGAAAAAACAAGAAAATCTAGTAATAGAAAATCCTGGCGTATCAAACGCAAGACTCAGTTATCCTCTTAATTGCGTCGAAAACGCACACAGTCCAGATGATATGCTCAACCATCCAAATAACATATTCTTTTTAACTATGGATGCAAAAGGACTATTTCCACCGGTCACAAAAATCTCAGGGAATACTGTAAGACGATTTTTTGAGACTGGATATACCAGCCAAATGCCTGGAACTGAAAAAGGGGCAACTGAGATTAAACCTTTATTTAGTCCGTGTTATGGATCTCCATTTATGCCAAGGCCAATAAAAGAATATAGTGATTTACTAATGAGTAAAATTAGTGATAATAAATGTAATGTATATTTAATCAATACTGGAATGGATAAAGCTGGTCAAAGATATCCTTTATATTTTACTAGAAATTGTGTTAGAAATGCCATCAATCGTGGTTGCGAAGATAATAGTAAAAACGTGTTAAATATCTTAGAAAGCTTAATAAATGAATAAATATATCTTTACAAGTGAATCAGTAAGTGATGGCCACCCCGATAAGGTTGCTGATCAAATAAGCGATGCATTGGTCGATGCTGGATTATATAAAGGTGACGAAACTACAAGGGTAGCTATTGAGACCCTAGTGACAACAAACAGCGTGACTATTGCTGGTGAAGTAAAGAATTATAATGTAGGCTTTCTAGAAAGAGCTGATATTGTTCGTGATGTTGTAAGACAATTGGGTTATGAACAAGAAGGGTTTCATCATCAAAAGCTAATTATCACGGATAAAATCCATGAACAAAGTAGTGATATTGCATTAGGAACAGACGATTTCGGCGCAGGTGATCAAGGCATTATGTTTGGATATGCATGTAATCATACAAATAGTATGATGCCAGCTCCTATACATTATAGTCATGCGGTGTTAAAGAACTTAAAAACAAAACGTGGAGACATTTTAGGTCCTGATGCTAAGTCTCAAATTAGTGTAGAGTATGATGGCGCAAGGCGTGACGGAGTAATTAAGCGTATTGCACAAATTGTTATTAGTACACAACATACGGAAGGTAACGTAGAAGAAGCAAGAAACCTCTGTAGACTTGCTGCAACGGAAGAACTAGGAGATTTAGTAGATGAAAATACCATATGGCATCTTAATCCTACAGGTAACTTTGTTATCGGTGGGCCTGATGGTGACGCCGGTGTTACAGGACGTAAAATTATTGTTGATACCTATGGCGGTTTTGCTCCTCACGGCGGAGGTGCTTTCAGCGGTAAAGATCCAACAAAGGTTGATCGTAGTGCAGCATATATGGCCCGTTGGATTGCTAAGAACGTAGTAGCAGACGAAATGGCAGACTGGTGTAACATACAATTAAGCTATGCTATTGGCGTTAAAGAACCTACAAGCATTTACATTGACTCGAACGGACACAATAGATCAATTGCTAGTTTCATTCAAAAAGAAATTGATTTAACACCCAAAGGAATTATTGATAGATTTGATTTGTTTAATTTTTATGAATATAGTAAGAACTGTACATACGGACACTTTGGTGACAAAGAAGTGCCATGGGAGAGGTTGGGTTGGAAATGATTCATTATATTTTTGATGTTGACGGTACGCTTACTCCAAGTAGAGGACAAATGGATGAAAAGTTTTCAAAGTTCTTTTTTGACTTTTGTACATTAAACCACGTGTATCTTGTTACTGGTAGTGATATTCAAAAAACACGTGAGCAGATTGGAGAAGTTATTTGGGGAATGACTAAGCGTAATTATCAATGTTCTGGTAATGATGTATGGGAGCGTGGTAAGAATATTCGTACTTCTACTCTAAAGTTACCAGACGAAATGTGGGGTGATTTGAATAGAGCAATCACTGATAGTTCATTTCCAGTTCAAAATGGACAGCATATTGAAGAACGTCCTGGGCTGTATAACTTATCTATTCCAGGAAGAAATATAGGAAATCGTACTCGAATTCAATACGTGGCATACGATAAACATACTAACGAAAGAAATAATATTGCTGCAAAATTACAAAAGCAATTTCCATTGTTTGAATTCAAAGTTGCTGGCGAAACTGGTATAGATATTACTGCTATAGGAAATAACAAATCACAAATTCTTGATGATTTTGATCCTTTAGATGTAATCTATTTCTTTGGAGACAAGTGTGATAAAGGTGGAAATGATCATGAAATCGCATTAGCTGTACATGATCGTGGAGGAGAAAATAGTACATATCAAGTAGATAGTTGGGAAGGCACATTTTCTTATTTACAATCTATTAAAAATGTGGTATAATAATTCTATATAATAATGGAGAACTACATGACTAAAGTATGGTTTAATGATATCGAGCAAATGCATGAAAAGTTTGGTGTCAACGATTGGTTCGAAGCCAATAAAGATAACAAAGAATTGATGGCAAAATATCTTGCATTTCGTATGTCAATGATTAAAGAAGAATATGACGAGACCATGGATGCCATCGAAGCAAAAGATGCTGAAGAAGTAGTTGATGGTCTAATTGATATGTGTGTATTTGCTATTGGCACTCTTGAAGTATTAGGTGTTAATGGCAATGAAGCGTGGTCAAAAGTATTCAATGCTAATATGACTAAATCTCCTGGTGTTAAGCCTGGTCGTCCTAATCCATTTGGATTACCTGATTTGCTTAAGCCTGAAGGATGGACCGCACCAACTCATAGAGGTAATCATGGAAGTCTCAGCGACATTCTTTAAGTCTATATACGATAATAAAACTAATCGTAAAATGAAATTCAACAGCTTCTCTCAATTTGAGAAGTTGTTGTACAAACTATCTGAAATACCAAGAGGAGGCAAACGCGATGCTGAACTTATATCACCGGCTAGTTATGTTGATAGTACGACTCGGGCAAACAAAAATGTTTTGGATTGGTCAGGTTGGGCTGCTGTTGATGTTGATGATCATGAGTTTCAAGGAAACCTAGAAAATGAGTTACGTAATCGTTTTGGCAGTCTTTCTTATGTTTGCTATAGTACTGCTAGTAGTTCCAATAATCATCCAAAGTTTAGACTTGTCTTCCCACTTAACACATCAATTGAATCTACTAAAATCCGCCATTTCTGGTTCTCGCTCAATAAAGAACTCGGAGAAATCGGAGATGGACAGACTAAAGATTTATCTCGAATGTATTACATCCCTGCAACGTATGCTGGCGCTAACAATTTTATATTCAGTAACGTTGGTACTAGCATTGACCCTTATGAGTTAATGGCAAAACACGCTTATGCTGAAAAACGTGGTTCATCATTTATGGATAGATTATCCCCAGAAATGCAAACTCAGATTATAGAACATCGCAAGACTAAGATGGAAAATACTAATGTGGTCTGGTCCGGATATCGTGATTGTCCATTTATTAATAAGAATCATATTAAAGAATGGTTTACTATATCTGGTACTGATAACTCAGGCCGGTACGCGATGATATATAAAATTATGGTATCAACAGCACTGAGCGCTATCAAGAAACAATATCCAATATCAGCATACGAGATAGAACAATTAGTAAGAGAACTTGATAACGAAACCACGCGACGATATGAAAAAAGACCGTTAAATGTTGAAGCTGATAGAGCTATAGAATATGCATATAAAAACGCATAAAGTGAAATTAACTGTGTACATTGCCTTAAAACTGTGGTAGTGTGGTATCATACAAAGGAGATACCAATGAACCTATTCACTCAAACAATCGCTAATCAAATCCCTACAGGTCTAGATCGTTACGGTCAAATCTTCGCTGCTAAGAGACTCATCCTTGCATCAGATTCTCCTATTCTAGCTACATGCAGAGAGACTCTAGAAGAAATCGAAGAAATCATCTTCCAACGAGACACAAAGGAATTAACAGATGCTTGATACAGAAACTCAGAAATTAGTAAAAGCTTATCTTGATAAAGGTGGCGAAATCGTAAAAGTCAATCCTGGATATGCTAAAACTGAACCTCGTCGGTTTAAATATTCTATTGCAAATCAAGGTCGTAAAACCGTAACTTTGAAAGGTTAATAAATGAAATATTCAATTAAATTTCTGCAAAAGTGTGCAGAAGTTCAAATCAAAAAAAGCAATGACTATCAAAACCCGAATTCTCGAGTAAAGCAGTCAGATTACTATCCGCGAGGATGCGCTACTATTTTGGACACTATGGCTGCAAAAGTTCTTCGTATGCAATCTGTTCTTGAAGCTATGGAATTAGATCCAAATTATGTACCAAATTTTGAGTCACTCGAAGATTCGTGTGTTGATATTACTAACTACGCATCCTTCTTTGCTGCTTATATGAATGGCGAAATTGACGGTCAAACTAATGAGCGTGATTTCCTAAATCGTCCTAAAGGAAAGACTGATGAGAACGTTTAGTCTTAAAGATATAAATTTAATAGAACTCTTGGCTAAGGCAAAGGTTGAGAGTCAACTTATTTTTGATAAAGAGTCTACTCGAAAGGGTAGAACTCTTAATGATATTACTGTTACTAATATGTACGGTCTTGCGGCTGAACAGTTTCTTATTGAAAAATGTAATTTTACCGATAATCCTTTACCATATCAGGATGTAATATCTCCAGAAGGTATTGATGTTGAAGTAAAGGTAACAAAGGTATTTAACTACATTCCTGACGTATTACGTCGTTTAAAAGAAAAGCGGAAAAAGTATCCTAGTTTATATCAGCCTGATTGGGTTTTCATATATACTAATAATAAAAAGACTCGTGACTATGTATTTGCTGGTGCATACAAATGGACTGGAAGGACGTATGTCACTAAAGATTGGTCTTTAGAAATTGATAGAGAATTTTTAGAAAATGTAGGAGAACATCTTGATAGCAGGTAAAATATGGGGTTCAACAGAACTTATTGAAGCTAATGGAACATTAGAATTTCATCGTATCGAAATGGAATACGGTGGCGTTTGCTCAAAGCATCTGCATGAGTATAAATGGAATGGCTTTTATATTGAGTCAGGTGTTATGCTTGTTCGCGTCTGGCAGAATGATTATGATTTGATAGATGAAACTATTTTAAACGCTGGTGAATATACTAAAGTAAAGCCAGGCGTGTACCATCAATTCGAATGTATTGAGCCTGGAGTTGCCTTTGAATTGTATTGGGCAGAATTTAACCATAATGATATTGTAAGAGAAACAGTAGGTCACGCATGATGGGCATTAAAGATTATATCAAAAGCTTTAAGGATTTCCCTGTTGATGGTATTAACTTTAAAGACATGGCTGGTCTATGTGCAGAGCCAAAAGGTTTTCAGTTGGCTAATGACTTTTTTTATGAGAAGTCATTATCATACCTTAAACCGAAACTAGTAGGAATTGATGCCAGAGGTTTTCCATTCGCGGCTGTATTGGCCGATAGACTTGAGGCACCTCTTATACTTGCAAGGAAAGCTGGCAAACTGCCCGGTCTTTGCTCATCAATTTCTTATGATCTTGAGTATGGATCAGCTGTGATAGAGATACAATCGCAGTCAATAAATAAGGACGATAATGTAATTATTATCGATGATCTTATGGCTACCGGCGGAACTATGAACGCAACAATAGACTTAGTAGAAAATATGGGTGGAAATGTGGTAAAAACGCTTTGCTTAATTAATTTGCCAGGTCTAGGAGGATCAGATCAAATGAGAAAACGAAAAATAAACTTTAGTTTTGCAGTGGAATATTGATTAATGAAAATAGGATTTACTTGTAGTACATTTGATTTGCTTCATGCTGGACATGTTTCTATGCTAAGAGAAGCAAAATCGCAATGCGACTATTTGATTTGTGGTCTGCAAGTAAATCCTAATGTTGATCGTAAAGAAAAGAACTCTCCAATACAAAATATTGTGGAAAGGCAAGTACAGCTTTCCGCAATAAAATATGTTGATGAGGTCATTATTTATTGTACAGAGGCCGATTTACTTGATATAATAAACATGTATCCAATTAATGTTAGGATACTTGGTGAAGAGTACAGAAGCAAGGATTTTACCGGTAAAGATGAATGCCGTAACCGTGGAATTGATTTGTATTTTAACAAACGTGATCATCGCTTTTCAACTAGCGATCTAAGAAAGAGAGTATGCGAACAATGAAAATGAATTCGATATTAGATATTCGTCAATACTTTGTTGATGAACTAAATAGTGAGTCATATACTATTGATAAGACCGGAGCACGAACTATTGAATTAATTGGTGCTTCATTTAAAGCTGATGCCCCGTCAATTTTTGGTACGCCATCAGAAATTTACATTGCTAAAGAATTGGATTGGTATGAAAGCCAATCGACTAATATCTTTGATATTAATAAAGGGTCTGGTGATGATGCTCCTGCAGCTTGGAAATATGCTGCTAATACTCATGGTGAAATTAATTCTAATTATGGTCATTTGATCTATGCTAATAAATATCACGATCAGTATCAAAATGTATTAGCTGAACTAGATAAAAATCCTGATGGTAGACGTGCTTCTATGATCTACAATCGGCCTTCAATTTGGGTGGAGTTTGACGAAAATGGAAAATCTGATTTCATTTGTACTAACGCTGTCACTTACTATATTCGT